TATTCGTGTGTTCCTTTGACAGAGTAATAAATGTTTGGATATTCTTTATTAATTAATTTTTCTAAAACAGAGATTCCGATGCCATTGTTCTCGACAACTAAAAGACAATTGCCATACTCACGTCCAGCATCAAATAGTATGTCTGCGTAGTGGTCCAATGTCGGCTTACCTTGGTATTCTGCTGCGATTTCCATTGTATTTAAATTAATAACATGAAAGACAGAGTAGTCTGCGCCATCTCCTCTCGCTACATCAGCAACAAGCAGGTACTTGGAGTCCTCTTGATATTTCTCCCAAATCCAAAAGTTTCTATCAAATCCGGTGCGATAGACGGGATCTTTTACACATTCGTGAATCCAATCCATATCTTCTGATTGTAGAACGTTCTCTCCGGAAGAATTAAAGTTGCATTCTAACTCTTGAGCAATTTGTCGACGTGACATGTTCTTGGTCTCATTTTTAAACCAAGCTTGATCCCTCTCAGGATGTACGTTCCACGGAAGACTCACAGATTTAAAATCATTCTGTCCATCGACAGCATCTATATATGTTTTGTGAAACCAATTACCAACACCATTCGGTGTGCTTAGAGCAATACAGCGTCCACCGGTTGATAGTGTCGGATAAAGAGCAGTCCATAATTCTTCAAGTCCGTCAACAAACGCAGCCTCGTCAATGACGAGGAGCGAGAGTGCCTCCGAACGGCCCGCATCACCGGAAGTGGATGAAGCCTTCACTTGCGAACCGTTGGAGAGTTCAAAGGATGTTCTGTTGTCAATTGAGATGTCTGTAATGCGAATCCAGTCTGGTAGATTCTTCATTATGTTCTTAACTTTTTTTACAAGGTTTGCTGCTGTTGCAAACTTGGTCGCAAGAACCATTACGTTCTTGTCTCGATGAAAATTAATCAGCCAGACAATGTAGGCGGCAGTGATCGTTGAAATCCCTAATTGTCTGGCCTTTAAAATAACTGTAAAACGAAAATCATTAAAATCTTGAAGAAGATCGTCTTGATAAGGGTACGTGTCAAACTTGATCAACCCTCGTTGAGGATGTGAAATCCGGCAATAAGTATTAATAAAGTAAATCGGGTCTTTGCCCGACTTTACAATTTCTTTTACAACTTCTTGCTTGGATAACTCAAATGCCATTATTTCCTTTGGTTGTCGCCTTTCTTACGAGTGTCGTTTTGCGGACGCTTGTTTGATGCTTGTTGCAAAAACTTTCTTGTAATATCTCTAACGGTTGGTTCAGATGGTTGTAGGATACCGTCTGCGTTAACTCCGCCAATGTTGAATACTTGTGTTGCTTGAACCCAAGTGTGAACACGAGATGTTGATTGTACAAGAACTTTTGGCTCATCTGCTTTTCTAAGCGTTACCGAGTTGCCAGTGATTGCCTTGTACTCTCTTTGAAGAAACTTTTTAACTTCGTTAATTCTTCTTTCGATCTCAGACTCAAACCCACCAGCATAAACTTCTTTAAGTTTAATCTCAGATTGATATGTAATAATCATTTGAGGTCCGCTGAATCTAACAGCGAATCCATCAATCACACGACGATCAAGAATTGGATCGCCTTCTTCTCTTTGAAGCCCAGCTTTGCGAGCAGTGCCATCGTGTGAGTATCTTTCATCGTGTGCCCCATCGTAACCATGAGCGGCTGCCTGAGCAAGTCCTTGAATAATTTCTAATGTTGTAGCCATTTTTTAGTCCTCATCATCGTAAAAGCGTGGATCATCATCCACTTCTTGATCTTGCATTGCATCTTTAATTTTCATAGCAGCACCGACAATACCGCCACCAAGTAGAGCAGGAGATAGTTCAACACCCATTTTAGCAAGAGCTTGTAAAACTAACATAATGTTTTCTGGTGTTAAGTTCTCTATACCCTCATTAGTGACTTGCTCTTTTTTGACAGGTGCGCCAAGTTTCTTAGCTACTTGATCAAGAGTTATAGGCTCTTCTTTTTTTGCCTCTTCTATCTCTTCTCTAATGATGTCCTTAATCATTTTTGTTGTTAGTTTCATTATTGGGTCTCCATCCAGATTTCCATCTTTCTTCTCGACCCTCGACCCACTGAACATAACACTTAAAACAACAGTTAAATTTTGTAAAATAAAGGTCGTCTTGTGCTTTAGTTGTATATACAGAACAGACAGGACAGGAACGATTAGAATCACTATTAAGTAGTTTTCTTGGTATGAAAACACCATTTATCTCTTTCTTGTCGAAATCCTCTTCTTGTTTCTGTTCACGGTAGAATTGTTTCAATTGTTCAAAGTATTCTTTTTCTTTATCTTCGTTCCAAGTCTTCTTTGGATTTTGGATTGCTTCTTCTCCATATTTAGCTGCAATTGCTTGTTCGATCTTTATAGCATAATTTGGATCTTTTGACATTATTTCTCCCAACAAATATCTTTAAATTTTTCTGGACTCAAACCAAAGAAGTCCGTTTTCCACTTTGACATTTCAAAGAATGGTAGATCGGCCCACTCATCTTTACGCCTTATCAAAGAGGCTGCTGCATCATGCCAATCAACTGACAAAGCAAAGCTTTCAATTTGTTTTTTCTTTTCTTGCACTGAATCATAGTCAAAGTTGTCCCATTCGTAATGAAAAATTTCAAATACGTTGCCGGNTTGATCAACGTAATCAATACTCATATCTATACCCCACTTTGGCCGCATCCGTATCAACTTCCAAAGTAGAGGGTTTCTGATTGCATAAAATAACATTTGTCGCTTTGCTTCGTCTGAGAAAGATTTTCTTTCTAATAGTTGACAATGATTAATGTGAGGACCGCAGTTTATTATTTTTGATACCATCCACTCTTTACAGAGCATCCACTCGTGACGCCGGTGGACTGTCGGATAATCGCTAGCATCCGCATACGCCATTTCGGCTGGTGTTAGGTGATAGCCATTTTGATCAAACAAATAGACAGACTCTTGCTTAAGTAAAATATCTGTTTTATCTATTGGTACACGCCAATAGCCATCTTGATTAAATTCATTTTTAGTTATATGTAATCTCATTTCATAACGGACATGGCTTTTTCATTTCTTTCCTGCCACTCGTGTGATATACTATCTTTCTTGATTGGNCCACCACCTGCGTGTGTTCTGCAAGATCTAGCAGAATGGCATTTAAAATGATGCATCCAGCAGTAGCCTAGCCGACCATCATCGTCAGATACAGGCCCGGGCATACACTTCTCCATACGAGGGCTGATATCAAACGCAACACAATTAGCGCAAACGGATTTCTTTGCGGCTTTCTCGGTGGTATCCCAATATTCAGCTATTTGTTTCCAATAGTCGCCGGGCTCTTTAACATTAAGTGGGCCATACTGAATGTGCTTTGCTTGAATAGCAGCATCTCTATTCATTGTATTAAGTTTAAGGTCTTGAGTTGCCGGAGGACAAATCATTTCGGTAGCCTCTTTTAGAAAGCTTTTAATTCTAACTTTAATCATTTTGGTTCTCCACAATACTATAAATAGCAAGTGAAGTCCCTGTTCCTACCAAAAAGCCTGTCGAAACCCATAAAAAAGTTCTACTTGGCTTATGTTGTGCTCTTAGATATTCTATTTCTTCTTGTTGAGATTGAACACGAGCCTCCGATCTTTCTAGTTTACCCTCGAGTCCTATCCTCATAATCTCAAAATCATAGTTCCATTTAGCTTTCGCTACGTCCAATTCGTAATCAACCTCAATGGCGCAGGCTTCTTCAATCGAGTCCTGATTTACAACAAGAGTTGCAAGCGCTTCATCGTTTAATAGTCTTCCGTTGAAAGGTGCTGGTTCACCAACTTTTAAATTTGTAAATTGTGCCTCGCCATATGCTAAGGAGGCAAATAGTATAAATGTCATACTTCCTCTATTCCGAGATCTTTTAGAATTTTATCTAACTTCTCGGGATCGTTCTTTGATGCTTTAATTATTTTTTTTGTTTCCTCGGCCTTTTTCTTCTCTAGGTCGGACGTTGATTTGGCTTTCTTCTCTTCCGCCGCTTTAAGAGCGAGGTCATAGGTTTTACGAGCTTTTTCCCGTTTAACGATTTCTTTCTGATATGAGTTTTCAATTTGGTCTCTCTCTTTACGCCATTGGGCTTTTGCCATGTCGTGATCTAATTTTAATTTCTTTTGTACGTTCTTTCCGTAGAAATA